AGCACGAGGACGCCTACAAGGTGGGCATGTGGCTCCGGGCCAAGAGCGGCGACACCCACGCGAAGCGGTGGTGTGCTGATCACGGCGTCGAGGCTCGTGCTCTCGGCGGTGCCAGCGGCAGCGGTGCCAACTTCGTGCCCGACGTTCTTTCGAGCACGGTGCTCCGCCTGGTCGATGAGTATTCCGCCTTCGCGGCGAATGCCACCAGCTTGGCCATGCCGTCCGACGTGGTGCTCTTCCCGAAGCGTACCGGCGGGACGACCGGCTACTGGATCTCGGAAAACTCCGCGATCACTGCAAGCGACCCGAGTGCGTCGCAGGTGAGCGTCACGGCCAAGAAGGTGGGCGGTGCCGTGGTGCTGTCGAGCGAGCTGCTCCAAGACTCCATCGTGTCGATCTCCGACTGGATCGCGGCCGAGCTGGCCCTGACCCTGTCGAACGCCATCGAAACGGCGGCATGGGCCGGCAACCCGAGCAACGCCCCTGCGGTGGCCGGTCTCGTGACCAGCTACACGGGCGGCCTGCTGGCTTCCTCGGCTGCGACCTATGCGGCCTCGCTGGTGACCGCTGCGGGCGATACGCCCGACGAGGTGACCAAGGCCAACCTGCTGGCGATGATGGCGAAGCTGCCCCAGCACAGCCGGCAGGGTGCCAAGTGGTACTGCTCGCCGTTCTTCTTCGCCACCTGCATGCAGGCGTTGGACCTCAACCAGGGCGGCTCGGTCGGTCTCTCGCAGGGCATGGGCCTGACCTTCCTCGGCTCGCCGGTCGTTCTGACCGATCAGCTGCCGAGCGGGGCCGACTCGACCGGCGCGGTGATGGCTCTCTACGGCAACATGGCCAACTCTTCGATCTACGGCAGCCGCCGGGATTTGGAGATCCAGTCAAGCGACCAGGTGAACTTCCTCTCGGATCAGACCGTGATCCGTGCCACGGCTCGTGTTGGCATCAGCCACCACACGCTCGGCTCGGACACCGTCGCCGGGCCGATCATCGCCCTGGTCGGTGCGTGAGACTAACGGCTTGACAGTCGTGCAATCCTGAGCGGGCGGCTCCACACGGGGCCGCCCGCTCTCATTTTGGAGGTTGCATGCTCATCAAGGTCGGCGGCACAGAGGTCGAGATCCGGGCCGAGGCGATTCTCTCTGGCCCACGCTTTGGCCCACTGGCCAACCTGTTCGGCTGGGCTCAGGCCCTCATGCCGCTCGGCATCCGGCCCACGCTCGGCCAGGGCGCGTTCTGGTCTCAGGTGCTCACGCGGATGATGGAGCAATTCGTCGATCAGTGCGAGTACATCATCTGTTTGGATTTCGACACGTTCGTTTCAAAGCAGGACATCGAGCAGCTATTCGCCATGGCCTTGGCGTTCCAGTGCGACGCCCTCGCGCCTCTGCAGGTCAAGCGAGAGGACGGCAGGCCGATGCTGACGCTACTGGGCACGCTGGACGATCCGCCGGCCAGCGGCACAACCACGCTACCAACCTCATGGTTTGCCGAGCCTGTGCAGCAGGTGGACTCGGCGCACTTCGGCTGCACGATCCTCTCGACGGCTGCCCTCAAGCGAATGAAGAAGCCGTGGTTTTGGGAATGCCCAGATCCCCAGGGCAGCTACGGAGAGGGCCGCGTCGATTCTGACATCGGCTTCTGGCGCACGTGGCGAGACTCTGGCAACAAGTGCTTCGTCACGCCACGGGTGTCAATTGGCCACGGCGAGTACGTCGTGACGTGGCCGGGAAAGGATCTCGGCAAGCCTGTTTTCCAATACACGGGCGATTGGATGAAGGCGAACAAGGCCCCCGAAACTGCATGGAGCGTAGGACAATCGTGAAACTGAAGTTTGTTCGGTCGTGGCGTTCCTACCGCTTGGGCCAGATGGTGGACATCCCCGGCGGTCTGGCTGCCGAGCTGATCGCCAGAAAGGTAGCTGTTGAGGACAAGCAGCAGCCGCTGATTGAAACCGCTGCCGTCGAAATGCCCGCAAGGACTGCCGACGCCACGCCACGCAGGAAACGCACCAGATGACCTACCGCAGCCTGACACGAGCCACGCAGCCTGTCGTTGAGCCCGTCACGCTAACGGACGCCAAGGCCCACCTGCGGGTCGATACGGACGACGACAACTCGTACATCATGGGGCTGGTGGCCGCTGCTCGAGGTTGGGTCGAGGAGTACCTGGACCGCTCGCTCGTCCACACCCAGTGGACGATGCGGATGGATGGCTTCCCGCCCAACGGGATGGACAACATAGAGCTACCACGGCCGCCGATGGCCACGGCCGCTGCTGTCACTTCTGTGGCAATCACGTACACCACTGAGAGCGGTGCCGTGGTCGTGTTCCCGTCGAACGAGTACCGGGTCGATCGGCACTCGACACCGGGCGGTATCAGCCCGCTCTTCGACCAGGCGTGGCCTGTGCATCGCCGGGACGAGAACGCGGTGGTGATCACCTGGTGGGGCGGCTACGGCGAGGACGGCCGCAGCGTGCCCACGCAGATCCGGCACGCGATCCTGATGCTCGTGGCCTACTGGTACGACCGGCGTGAGGCAGCAGGCTCCGTGTCAAACGAGATTGAGTTTGGCGTGAAGTCGCTTCTTGACTCGTGCCGCTGGGGAGCCTACCGATGAGCACCTACGAACAACTGCCTGGCCAGCTTGGCCTCTCGCTTCGCCGAGGCGACGAGCTCAGCACGGCCATCGACTTCTCGCCCACGACGATGACCGGCTACACGGTTACGGCCGTGATCACGTCGCTCGTCACCGGCAACACGATGACGGCATTCACGACGACGCTGACAAACGCCGCGGCCGGGATCGTGAACATTGCACTGACTGAGACGCAGACGACGGCCCTGCCTGTTGGCACCTACGGCTGGCGGCTTGAGTGGGATGCCCCCGGCAGCGTGCGACGGACTGCCCTGCAGGGCCAGGTGGAGGTAGTCGGGTGACGACCACCGCAACCGTCACGAGCAGCCCGATCACGGCGTCCGTCTCCGGTGCGTCTGTGTCGGCGTCTGTGACGAGCTCGAGCACCTCGGCCAGTGCGTCAGGCGGCGTCGGGCCGCAAGGGCCGGCAGGCGCGGCTGGAGTGGCTGGCGTGGCTGGCGTGGCCGGAGCCACGGGTGCGACTGGGAGCGCTGGGGCGGCTGGCCCGGCAAACACGCTCGCAATCGGCACGGTCACCAGCGGATCTTCTGCGTCGGCCACGATCACCGGGTCGTCGCCCAGCCAGACGCTGAACCTCGTCCTGCCCAAGGGCGAAGCTGGAAATGATGGAGCCGCCGGAGCCACGGGCAGCCAGGGCATTGCCGGAAGCACCGGCCCGGCTGGGCCTGCGAACAGCCTCTCAATCGGCACTGTCACTGAAGGTGCGGTCGGGGCGACGATCACCGGAACATCACCGAGCCAGGTGCTGAACCTTGTGCTGCCACGCGGAAACACGGGGGCCGCTGGCGCGACGGGCAGCCAAGGTATCCAAGGTGTGGCCGGAAGCACGGGGGCGGCTGGGCCTGCGAACACACTGTCGATAGGCACTGTCAGTAGTGGCGAGACTGCGGCGGCGACAATCACCGGAGCCTCGCCGAGCCAAACGCTGAATCTCGTGCTTCCAAAGGGTGACACCGGCAGCGCTGGTGTGGCCGGAGCCACGGGAAGCGTCGGCCCGCAGGGACCGGCTGGCAGTGTCGGAGCTACCGGGCCGCAGGGGCCTCCGGCCTCGCTGAACTATCCATCTGTCGCCAACTTCCCTGCCACCGGCTCAGACTCTGCCCTTTACCTCGCAGAGGACACGTCGCGGATCTACCAGTGGGAGTCGCCCGTCTACGTTGAAGTCGGCGTCTCTGGTGGCGGTGGGATTACAGACGGGAGCAAGGGCGACATTGTTGTCTCGGCAGCAGGCGCTGCGTGGACGATCGCGGCCGGAGCCGTAACAACTGCCGACTTAGCCGACGGTGCGGTGACGCTTGCTAAAACAACCGGCTTACAAAAATCAATCACCAGCGGAACGGCCCTGCCAACTGGCGGAGCCGCCGGCGACATCTATCTGAGGTACACATGATCGAAGAACTCGCAGCAGAAATCGCCTCGCCGGCCTACGCTGGCCTGTCCGACGATGCCATCATCGCGGCAGTCAACGCCAAGCGTGTCGCCTCTCGGCGGCTTGTGCCAACGTGGGAAGTGCGGAGGGCAGCGATTGAGGGCGGCTACTGGCCTGCCCTCATTCTTGCGGCTGGCGACTCCATCAACTCGCAGCGGCAAGGGCTGGCGATCTCTGTGCTGGCGTGGATTGATGACCAGAGCGGGACGATCCAGACGGTGGACATGGATCGACCGGCCACGCAGCAGATGCTGGCCGGTTTGGTCGCTGCTGAGTTTGTCACGCAGTCACAAGCCGACGCTCTGGCCGCTCTCGCGGATACGGACACGGCATGGACTGAATCTGTCGGCCTGCCGGAGATCGGCCTTGGCCTGCTCAACAACGCTCGGAGGATCAATGGCTGACATTAAGCAGGCATACGGCACCGCAACCGACGCGACGATCACGCTGGCAAGTCTCGCAAGCGACACCAATCTGCTCGCAGGGCGAGAGTCTGCCGAGGTTGTCAACACGTCAACGCTGGCACTGGACTACCTCGTGAGCGGCAAGATCACGTCGGGCACTTCGCCTACCGCATCGCGGCAGATCGAGGTCTGGGCTATAGGTTCGTGGGACGGCACAAACTGGCCCGATGTTTTCGACGGCACAGAGTCGGCGGAAACCATTACCAGCGCCGACATCAAGGCATCTGTCTGCCGCCTTGTGGCGGTGATGGCAACGAGCGCGACGAGCAACGTGACCTACCATTTCGGCCCCGTGTCGATTGCGTCGGCGTTTGGCGGCGTCTGCCCGCCGAAGTTTGTACTGTTTGTTGTCCACAACACAGCCGTCGCCTTGAACGCCACGGCGGGCAATCACCAGATACGACTCCTGCCATGCTATGAGACGGTGGCCTAATGCGGCGTGACTACTCATCGCTGCGGCATGGGCTTGTTGGCGCGTGGTGCCCGTCGCTGGGGGCGACAGGCCCCTTGCTGATTGATCGCAGCGTGAGGAACAAACACGCTACCGTCGTTGGAGGCGTGGCGTGGTCTGCGATTCAGGGCGGGCTGACCATAAATCCAAATGGAACCAACGGATATTACGAGACTGGTACAAACTGCGGATTGGCAGGTGCAACCAGCGCGGCTCTCTGTTTTTGGGCGAGCCGTGCGTCGGCGTCTGACCGCGTAGATGTTGGCAGCAGCGCGAGCAATCATAGGTTTGAGGTTGTATGGCAGGCCGGGGTAGTCTTTTTCGTTCTTGAAAATGGCTCTCAGTATTCGTATCCAAACTGTCCCCTTACGGGAACTGGCCTCAATCATTTTGTGTGGCAACTAGATAAGGGCGTGACAACAGCGTGGACCAATGGAATCCAGCGAACGCTGACTGCTGGTGGGCTGAGTCCGGCAACGCAACTCGGGTCAAATTTGCAGACCTTTGCTATGGGAATAGAGAAACAGGACGGCATTCGTAGTCGCGGCTTTATTGACGACGTTCGCGTCTACAACCGCGCCCTGACACAGCAGGAAATCGGACTCCTCGCCTCTCGTCGCGGCATCGGCCTGACACCGCCACGCCAGCGCCGCACGTCAGCCAGCAGCCGGCGGCTGTACCAGAACGTCGCCGGGACGTGGAAAGAGACGATGCCGATGGTCAACGTGTCGGGGACGTGGAAAGAGGGGGCGGTTTATCAGAATGTTGACGGGACGTGGAAGAACTAGGCGAGGGCTTTGCGCTCGACGAGTCGACGGGGACGTGGGTGGAGGCATGGCCGGAAACTGCCAGTATCCAGCCCTCTAGGCGTACGGTGGTGGAATGATTCGACCCGGCGACCTACGCGAGCGTGTCACTGTCCAGATCGCCAGCGGCACCACCAATGCCCTCGGCGAGACGGTCCTGGCGTGGTCCGACTCATCGGCCGTGTGGGCTAGCGTCGAGGGCGTATCCGCCCGCGAGGCCCTGACGGCCGGCCAGCAGGAAACCACCGTGACGCACCGGCTGCGGCTGCGGCACCTGCCCGGCCTTAACAGCCAGATGCGTTTCGCCTGGCGTGGCCGCACGCTCGAGATCTCCAGCCTGCTCGAGCACGGCAACCGCACCGAGCACGAGGCGATCTGCATGGAGCGTCGCAATGGCTGAACAAACGGGAATCAGCATCACGACGAACATCCCTGGGCTGGAAAGCATCCGCAATGCGTTCGTGGCCCTGCCAAAGAATCTGGCCGCCAAGCACATGGCTGCCGGGCTGCGGCGTGCTGCCGAAAAGGGCGGCACCCTCCAGGCCCTCAAGTCAGCAACGCCACGCGGGCCGACCGGCAACCTCCGGCGGTCCATTGCGATCAAGAGCAAGCGATACCCGAGGACCGGCGTTGGCGTGGTCGTGCTCGGGTTCCGGTCTGGCCGCACGATGAACGAGCCATTCGATAACAAGAAGCTCGGCTACCACCAGGGGCTCGTCGAGTTCGGCACCAAGGAGCGTACCCGCCGCACGCAGGGCGGCACACGGGTGTCCACAGGAAAGATGCCGGTCGGCGGCTCGTACGGCAGGCCGCCTGTGCGGTCGGCGTGGGAACAGACCCGCGAGCGAGTCGAGTCGCTGATGGTCGAGGAAATGAAGTCGGCTTTTAACGCTGCCGCCCGCGAGCTCGCCGACAAAATCAAGTCACTACAGGGGCCGTTCTGATGGCGCTGAAATCCCCAGAAGCGATCCTGCGAAATGCCCTTGTAGCCAACGCCGACGTGCAAGCGTTGATCAGCGGGCGGATCTACCCGCTCCGCTACGTCGGGCCGGCTCCGATCCAGTTTCCGCTGATCATCTGGCGGCGTGCCCGGGTTCTCCGCGAGATGGCGATGGGTGGCCCAGTGGGCCTGCCCCGGGTCACGGTCGAGATGTACGTCTACGGCACCACCTACGAGACGGCACGAGACCTAGCAGATAAGTGCCGGCGGGTTCTGGATGGGTTCGCTGGCGTTCTCGACAATACGGAGGTGCGGCAGGCGTCCTTGATGGACGAAGCCGACGACTTGGTGGAGATCGACGGAGCGGAAAACTCGCTCTATCTGGTCCGGCAAACATACGACCTCTTTTGGCTGGAGAATTAATACATGGCTTCGCACGCTCAGGGCACGACGCTCACTTTCGGCGGCACGGGCTACACGGTCACGAACATCACCTACTCGATGACCGACGTGTCCGCTGGCGACACGATCGACGTGTCGCACCTCAGCCAGTCTGCTGGCAGCAACGTGTTGACGATGGACCGGCCGCTCAAGGGATCGGCAACCGACACGGGCCGCGAAGTCAGCATCGAGTACCTCGGCACTGCACCTATCACCGACGGTGCCACGGGCACGCTTGTCATCTCTGGCGGGCTGACTCTTTCGGCGGCCGCCACCGTCAGTTCGTCCAGCGTCACGCTGGCGACCAATGACGCCA